GAATAGAAAATAATTAAAATTCAATGATTCCTTAAAAAATAATTATAATAGAAAATAACACCGACATCTTGAACCTTGCACCATAAAAATTCATAGAAATCCAGTAAAATCAAGGCTTTTCAGCGGTTCAAAATGTTTTTGCAATGTTGAACCAAGAAGTTGAATCGATAAAGGAAGAAGGTGTGAAGGTGACAGCAAAGGAATATTTGTTGCAGATAAAAGAACAAAAGCAGAATATCAGAAAGCAGGAAGAATATATTCAAAGATTAAGGGATTCATTGACCATTGTAGGAATCAGTTATGACAAGGAAAGAATTCAAAGTTCCCCTGACCCTGATAAATTTGCAAAGATATTCGGTCAGATTGATGAAGAAGAACAAAGGCTTGAAGCTATGAAGACCAGGTTTGTGAATACAAGGGTGAAGATTATCAATCAGATTCATCAGCTTACAGAAGAAAAGCATCAGAATGTTTTGTATCTTGTGTATGTTGATGATATGACCTTGAAAAAAGCATCCCAGGAAATGTGTTTTTCATATGAGTATGTGAAAGAACTTCATGGTGCTGCATTGCAGGCTTTTGACCTGATGTTCCCACCACAGTCTGCTTGAATCCCACCAGTCATGTTATATATAATATAACATGAAATGTTAGGTCAATAAGACATCCTTTGAAGAAGGGGTGTCTTATTTTTATGTGATGAAAGGCAGGTGACAGGTGATTTGACTGATAAGCAAAGAAAGTTTTGTGATGAATATTTGATTGATTGCAATGCAACCAGGGCATATAAGGCTGCATATCCAAATGTGAAGAAAGACAGTTCTGCTGCGGTGTGTGCTGCTAAATTGCTAAGAATTGCTAAGGTTCAGGAATATATCAATCAACAGCTTGACAAAATCAGTTCTGAAAAGACTGCTGATGCAAAGGAAGTCATGGAATACCTGACATCTGTCATGCGTGGTGAATCCCAGGCAGAAATTGTTGTGATTGAAGGAACTGGTGATGGTTGTTCTGATGCAAGAAGAATGAGCAAAGCACCTGATGAAAAAGAAAGATTGAAAGCTGCTGAACTGCTTGGAAGAAGATATGGTCTTTTCAAAGAGAATGTGAACCTGGAAGTTGAACCAGTTGTTCTTGTGAATGACCTGAAAGAATAGGTGATGCTATGAAGGTATCATTGCAGGAAGCAGTTGGAAAGAATTATGCTGATTTTTGGAACACAAAGCAAAGATACAGAGTATGCAAGGGAAGCAGAGGTTCAAAGAAATCAAAGACCACAGCCTTGAACATGATTTATAGGTTGATGGAATATCCCCTTGCAAATGGTTTGTGTGTCAGAAGGTATTCAAACACCTTGCGTGATTCTGTCTTTTCAGATTTGAAATGGGCAATTCACAAGTTGGGTTTGGATGCCTTTTTTGATTGTACTGTTTCACCCATGCAGATTGTCAGGAAGTCCACAGGACAGAAGATTCTGTTCAGGGGTCTTGATGATGGTTTGAAAATCACATCCATTTCTGTTGATTATGGTGTTCTTTGTTTTGTATGGATTGAAGAAGCCTATGAAATCAGCAATGAAGATGACTTCAACAAACTTGATATGTCCATCCGTGGTGAAGTGCCTGATGGATATTTCAAGCAGATAACCCTGACATTCAATCCATGGTCTGCAACATCCTGGTTGAAACCCAGGTTCTTTGATGTGATAGATGATGACATCTTCACAAAGACAACAACCTGGAAGCAAAATGAATGGTTGGATGATGCAGACAGAAACATCTTCTTGAAGATGCAACAGAACAATCCAAGAAGATACAGAATTGAAGGTGATGGTGAATGGGGCATTGCAGAAGGTCTGATATATGAAAAAGTCAGATTTGAAGACTTTGACATTGATGCAGTCAGAGCAATCCCAGGAATCAAAACTGCATTTGGTCTTGACTTTGGTTTCACTGACCCAAATGCATTTGTTTGTCTGATGATAGACAATGCAGCAATGAAGATTTATGTCTTTGATGAATGGTACAAGACAGGTGTGACCAACAAAATCATTGCACAGGCAATCAAAGACAAAGGTTATGGTGGACAGAAAATCATTTGTGATTCTGCTGAACCAAAGTCCATTGCAGAACTTCAAGAAGAAGGAATCAAGGCAGAACCTTCCAGGAAAGGAAAAGACAGTGTGAATCATGGCATCCAGTTATGTCAGAACTATGAAATCATTGTCCATGAAAGGAACTGTCCTGAATTCAAGAAAGAAATACAAAATTACTGTTGGGAAACAGACAAGGATGGAAAGCCAACAGACAAGCCTGACCATGAATTTTCACATGGTATGGATTCAATGCGATATGCAACAGGAAAGATTCTTGTTGGTGACACATTCAGTTTTGATTAGTTTGGAAAAGGGAAGGTGAAAAAACAATGACAGTTGATGTTTTAGGAACAAAATACACAATTACAGAATCAAATAAGGTGAAAGATGACAACCTGAACAGCGGTGATGGATATTGTGACCATTCCACAAAGCAGATTGTCATTGACACCTTCCAGGATTCCCCTGGTTCACTTGCTGATTTGAAAACATACAGACAGCAGGTCATCAGACATGAACTGGTTCATGCATTTCTGTTTGAATCAGGACTTGGTGCTGATAGTTGGGGCATAAATGAAGAAATTGTGGACTGGATTGCATACCAGTTCCCAAAGATGGCAGAAGCCTTTGGAAAGGTGGATGCACTATGATACATAGAAAGGTGGTGAAGAATGATGTTCAATTTTGCTGAATCTTTCAAAGCAAAACTTGAAAGACTGGTCAATATCAATGCTGCATCTAAGTTGACAGATGAACAGTTTATTGTGAAGGAAATCAACAGATTCAAGCAGTCACAGAGAAGAAAAGAAATGCTTGATGGTGAAAGATACTTTGATGGATGTCATGACATTCTGTCCAGGGAAAGGACAGTCATTGGAAAAGATGGTGAACTGGAAACAGTCAAGAATCTTCCAAACAACAGAATTGTTGATAATCAGTATAAAAAGATGGTCATTCAGAAATCCAACTATCTGTTGGGTCAACCTTTCACCATCCAGTGTGACAATGATGCTTATGTGAAGATTTTGAAACAGTTTCTGAATAAAAAGTTCATGCGAACTTTGAAAGCAGTTGGTGAAGATTCCCTGAATTGTGGAATTGCTTGGTTATTCCCTATGTATGATGACCAGGGCAAGTTCATTTTCAAGCGGTTCAGACCTTGGGAAATCATCCCAGGATGGAAGGATGCAGAACACACTGAACTGGAATATTTCATCAGAATCTATGAAGTGGTTGGATATGTTGGAAACACTGAAAAGGTCATTAAAAAAGTTGAAGTCTATGATGAATCAGGTGTTTCTTATTTTGAACTGACTGATGGCGGTCAGCTTATTCCTGATGGTGAACAGCATGTTCCATATTTCAGCATTGAAGACCAGGGATTCAATTGGACAAAGATTCCATTGATTCCTTTCAAGTATAACAACAAGGAAATCCCATTGATTAAGATGGTGAAGTCCTTGCAGGATGGTCTGAATCTGATTGAATCCAACTTTCAGAATCAGATGGAAGAAGACACAAGGAACACAATCTTGGTTCTTGTGAACTATGATGGTGAAAATCTTGGTGAATTCAGAAAGAATCTTGCAACCTATGGTGCGGTGAAGGTCAGAACAGTTGATGGTGCAGGCGGTGATGTCAGAACACTTCAAGTTGAAGTCAATTCTGACAATTACAAAGCAATTATTGAATTGTTCAAAAAGGCAATCATTGAAAATGCTATGGGTTATGATGCCAAGGATGACAGAATGTCAGAAAATCCAAATCAGATGAACATTCAATCAATGTATTCTGATATTGACTTGGATGCAAATGGAATGGAAACTGAATATCAGGCATCCTTTGAAGAACTGTTGTGGTTCATCAATTGTCATCTGTTCAATGTCGGTATGGGTGACTATGAACAGGAAGATGTGGAAATCATATTCAACAGGGATATGATGCTGAATGAAGGTGAAGTCATTGACAACATCAGCAAGTCTGTTGGAATCATCAGTGATGAAACCCTTGTTGCACAGCATCCATGGGTTGATGATGTTCAGGCAGAACTTGACAGACTGGAAGAACAGAAAAAGAAGAACATGGAAGAATATGGACTTGGATTCAATCCTGGTCAAAATGTTCCACCTGATGACCCAGGCGGTGATGGGGAAGGTGCAGGTGATGAATAATGGCAAAGAAATCATCTGCATACTGGCAGAAACGATTTTCAGCACTTGAAAATGCACAAAATCAGTATGGACAGAACACCTTCCATCAGATTGAACCTGCTTTTGATAAAGCAGAAAGACAGATTCAGGCACAGATTGAAGCCTGGTATGCAAGATATGCTTCCAACAATGGAATTACACTGGCAGAAGCAAGAAAACAGTTGTCTGCTGCTGAACTGAAAGAATTGCAATGGAATGTCCAGGAATACATCAAGTATGGACAGGAAAATGCAATGAATCAGCAGTGGATGAAGGAACTTGAAAATGCATCAGCAAGATTCCACATCAGCAGACTGGAAGCCTTAAAACTTCGGACACAGCAATCATTGGAAGTTGCTTTTGGCAATGAACTTGATTCCCTGGATGGTATGGTCAAAAGACTTTATCAGTCAGGATATTATCACACATGTTTTGAAGTGCAGAAGGGTTTCAATATTGGTTGGGAAATCGGTCAGATTGATGAAAGGAAGCTGCAAAAGGTCATCAGTAAACCTTGGGCAGCAGATGGAAAGACCTTTTCAGACAGGGTGTGGCAATCAAAGACCACAATGGTCAATGAACTGCATCAGCAGATGACAAGGACAATCATTCAGGGAAAAGCACCTGATGAAGCAATCAAGTCCATGACCAAATATCTGCAAAACAAGACCAAGAATGCAAAATACAATGCAGGAAGACTTGTGATGACTGAACAGGCATTCATCAGTTCTGCTGCACAAAAGGATGCATTCAATGACCTGGATGTTGAAGAATTTGAGATTGTCGCAACACTGGACAGTCACACTTCTGATATATGCAGGGAAATGGATGGAAAGCACTTTCCTATGAAGGATTTTCAACCAGGTGTCACTGCACCACCTTTTCATGTATGGTGCAGGTCAACAACTGTTCCATACTTTGATGATGAATGGGGCAGAAGCGGTGAAAGGGCAGCAAGGGGTGAAGATGGTAAAACATATTATGTTCCTGCTGATATGACATATCCTGAATGGGAAAAGGCAATGGTTGATGGTCATACAGATGATTTGAAACCTGCTGTTCCTGATGGTATAATTAAATCAAAGAAAGAAACAATTCAAACCCTTGATAAACTGAAACAGTCAGGAATTCCTGAATCTGAATATGATGAATATTTAGGAATTATAAACAATCATGAAAATCCTGACATCATAAAGTTGTATAAACATCATGCGGATGAAATAGCAAAAGTTAAAAAGACAAATAGTGGTTCATATTCACCTGTTGATAAATCACTGGTGTTTGATTATCCAAAATATGATGACATGAACAAATATGGAACACTGGCACATGAATATGGTCATTTCTTTGATGCAGAAGTCAAATATGAAGGATTACATTTCAATGAAATTCAAGCAGTTCAGAATGCAACTGGATTAAATGCAGCATTCAAAGAAGTTGCAAGTTCCAGTGATGAATTTCTTGCAGCAATCAGAAAAGATAAAGAACATATTAGAAGTATTTATACAACAGAAGCAAAAGCAGATTTAATTGCACATAATGCAAGCAGTGGTGTTCAAGATGCAATTGATGGTTTATTCCCAAAATCAAGAATCAGATGGGGGCATGGTGAGCGATATTATAATCGTAAATATGCAGACATTGAATTCATGGATAAACTGTCATCAGTAACTTCAAGAAAAAAGAAATTGCAACAGGTTTATAAAGATTTAGGACTTGATGCAAGCAATCAAGCAAAAGTAAAAACAATTTGCAGACAATATGAAGCTGCATCAGAAGCATGGGCAAACATTATGAGTGCAGAAGTTTGCGGTGGTGAAGCATTGGAATATGTGAAAAAGTACCTTCCAAACAGTTATGATGCAATGCTTGATATTTTGAAAGGGGTGAAGTAAATGAATGAACTTGACAAAGCACTGGAACTTTATGAAAAGACATTTGATGATTCATTCCCTATGTTTTCTATGGTGACAAAACCACCTGATGAAGTGGTGGACATCATCAATAAATGTGTTTCTGCAAAGAAAGATGTTTATGACATGGGTTATTTATCCTTGAATGATGATACTATGTATTAGTATCTTGAAAAGCACCTGAAAGGGTGCTTTTTTAATGCGTTAAAATATCAGACCTATTGAAAAATCTATGAAGAAGAAAATGTGCAGAGGTGACACAGAAGTAACTTCCTTTCAATGGGTCTGATTTTTATTGACCTGGTGGAAGTCAATAAAAGACACAGCACAAAAAGAATCTTTAGGTTTTCAAACCAAGTCATCTTTTTAGAATTGCAGATGAAAAAGAACAAGTTCAAATGTGCATGGACTGAACCATGAAAAAATAATGTTTTTGAAGAAAGGTAGGTATTTGAAAATGAAAAAAGAAGATTTTGTGAAGTTAGGAATTGATGAAGAAACTGCAAAGAAGTGTGAAACTGCTTCCCAGGAAGAACTGAAAGGTTTTATTCCAAAGGTGAGATTTGATGAAGTAAATAATGAAAAGAAGAAACTGGAACTTGACCTTCGTGACAGGGATGGACAGCTTGAAACCTTGAAGAATTCAACAGGTGATGTGGAAGCAATGAAAAAGCAGATTGCAACATTGCAGGCTGACAATAAGGCAAAGGATGATGCACATGCTGCTGAAATCAAAAAAATGAAGGTTGATGCTGCTGTTGATGCTGCACTGACAAGTTCAGGTGCAATCAATACAAAGGCTGTTGTTCCTTTCCTGAAAGACCTGGACAAGGCTGAACTTGCAGAAGATGGCACAGTAAAAGGTCTTGCAGAACAGATTGAAGCACTTATCAAGGCAGATGACACAAAATTCCTTTTTACTGCAAAAAAGAAAACCCAGGTGAAGGGTGCAAAACCTGGTGAATCAGGAAATGATGATGGTGACCATGAGGTTGACACATCCAAAATGACCTATTCAGAACTTGCTGCTTATATGGCAGAACACCCTGATGCTGAAATTTAATCAATTTTAAGAAAGGAAAAGGTGAATTAAAATGGCAAAATTTGATTCCAAGAGTTTCAATCCACAGGCATTTGGAAAGTATGTGGATAGAATCCCAAATGTAACTAAAAACGAGCTTGCAAAGAGCGGTGCAGTCGGTACAAATCAGAATGCACATGATGCCCTTGCAAATCAGACTGGTTCTCTTTATGCAAGAGTTCCTTACTTTGGTAGAATTGATGGTTCTACCAGTCAGAACAATGATGGTGGAACTGATATTACAAGCACAAGCACAACCACTTATGAGCAGGGTTTTGTTGTTGCAAGCAGAATGGATGGATGGACTGAAAAGTCTTTCAGCAAGAACATCACAGCAGGTGTTGACTTCATGGATAATGTTGCAGCACAGATTGCCGATTACAAGATGGATGTCAGACAGGCAATGCTGCTTGCAATCTTAAAGGGTGTGTTCAGCATGTCCACAACTGGTTCAACTGTTGCTGCAAAAGCTGCAAAGGAATTCCTTGACAAGCATGTTTACAACATCACTGCAAACACTGGTGATGATGCATTTGTTGGTGCTGCAACTCTTAACAAGGCAATTCAGAAGGCAGGCGGTGACAACAAGAACATTTTCAAACTTGTTATCATGCACAGTGAGGTTGCAACAAATCTTGAAAACATGAAACTGTTAAAGTATATGACTTATACTGATGCAGATGGTATTGAAAGAGAACTTGCACTTGCCACCTGGAATGGCAGAACTGTCCTTGTTGATGATAACATGCCGACAGAAGATGTTGCAAAGACAAGTGATACAGAAGCATATACTGCTTACACAACTTATGTTCTTGGTGAAGGTGCAATCATCCTTGATGACATTGGTGATGCAGTTCCTTATGAAATGAGCCGTGACCCTAAGACAAATGGTGGTCAGGACACACTTTATGTGCGTGACAGATACATTTGTGGTGTTGATGGTATTTCCTTTGAGAAGCCTGCAACAATCACTGCATCTGCATCCAACACAGACCTTGAAACTGGTGCAAACTGGAACATCATCAATGATGGTACAAAGGCAATTCCACACAAGGCAATTGCTATTGCAAAGATTGTTTCCAAGGGTTAATTGATGAAAGAAGGGTGATGATATGGCACTGACAGATGAAACAAAGCAGTCCATCATCACAGCATTGAACACTTCCAGTCTTGATGAATCCTTCCTTGAAGCGGTTCTGAAAAGACTGGATTCCTTTGGTTATGAAATCAAAGAATCTGATGCTTGGATGATTGGTTTTGCAATGCAGAAGGTGGAAAACACCATCAAGAATGAGTGCAATATATCTGAAATCCCTGACGGACTTTTTCACATAGCGGTGGACATGTCTTGTGGTGAATTCCTGTTTGCTAAAAAGCAGACTGGACAGTTGGAAATTGGTGACCTTGATTTAACTGGTGCTATTTCAAGCATCAAGGAAGGTGACACTCAGGTGAACTTCAATGGTGATGAAAGTGATTCTGATAAGGTTGACACCTTGCTGAATTATCTTTTGAACAGTGGAAAGGGGGAATTGGTGTGTTATCGAAAAATCAGGTGGTAAAGGCAAGGAAAGCAATTGAATCCATGTATGATGGTACTTGCACAATTACTGAATATCAGGAATACACCAAGGAAAATAAATCCACAGGACATCATGAAGTGGTGGTTTTAGAAGAGCAACCTTGCAGGTTGTCTTTTTCCAGTTTCCCAAATACAAATCAGACAGACACTGCTGCACAATTGGTTCAGACAATCAAGATTTTCCTTGCACCTGAAATCAGGGTGCAGGCAGGTTCAAAGCTGACTGTCACACAGAATGGTGTGACAACTGAATACAAGTCCAGTGGTGAACCTGCATTGTATCAGACACATCAGGAAATTATGCTTGAACTGTTTAAGGGGTGGGCATAAATGGCAAGAAGCGGAACATTCAACTTCCAGGACTTTGAAAAAATCAAAAACAACTTGGAAAAACTGAACCAGGAACAGGTGGACTTGTTCATTGATGCTTGTGCAAAAGAACTTGCAGCAAGACTTCTTGCAAAAGTCATCAAAAGGACACCTGTTGGTGATTATCCAAACAGTTCAGGGAAAAAAGGTGGCACACTTCGCAGGGGTTGGACTGGTGGAAAGAATTCAAGTGCTGTTGCTTATGCTGATTCATTGACCATTCATCATTTTGGTGATGCTTATGTGATTGAAATTATCAATCCAGTAGAATATGCATCTTATGTTGAATTTGGACATAGGACTGCAAACCACAAAGGTTGGGTCAATGGTCGGTTTATGTTGACAATATCTGAACAGGAAATTCAACAGGCTGCACCTGCAATCATAGAAAAGAAGCTGATGAAGCAGATGGGGGAATTGTTCACATGATAAATAAAATTATTGATGGAATCAGCATTTCCCTGAATGCTGAATTCGGTGATGATTACAAGATTTATACAGAATCCATTGAACAAGGCTTGAAAGAGCCTTGTTTTTCTATTGTTTGTGTGAATCCAACAAATGAATTGTTCAGGGGCAAGAAATATTTCAGGAAGAATCTTTTCTGCATCCAGTATTTCCCTAAAGGGGAAGACAAGCGGTCAGAATGCATGGATGTCCTGGAAAGAATGTTTGATTGCTTGGAAGTCATCAAAGTTGGTGAAGACCTGCAAAGGGGAACATCAATGCATGGTGAAGTGGTTGACCATGTTCTGAACTTCTTTGTCAACTATGACATGTTTGTCTATAAGGTTGAAAGCACTGATGCAATGGAAACTATGGATTTGACATCAAATGTGGAAGGGTGAAGACATGGCAAAAAGAAATGAAGCATCTGTTCTGAAATTCAGCAAGGAACAGATTGTTGCTTCCAAGAAATACAGTCCTTACAAGGACTTTTTCAATGGTAACTTGAAAACTGGTCATATGTATTCAGAAGCTGAACTGAATGCACTGATTACAAAGAATTTTAAGAAAGGAACAGGTGAATAAAAATGGCACTTGGTGGTGGTACTTTTTTAACACAGAACAAGGTTCTTCCTGGTGCATATATCAATTTCATTTCTGTTGCAACTGCATCCACTAACATGAGTGATAGAGGATATGCAGCAATGGGTCTTGAACTTGATTGGGGTCAGGAAGGAAAGATTTTTGAAGTCACAAATGGTGATTTTCAGAAGAACAGCATGAAGATTTTTGGTCATTCCTATGGTGATGACTGCATGAAGGGTCTTCGTGACCTGTTCAAGAACATTCAGACTTTATATGCATATCGTCTGAATGGCGGTGGCACAAAGGCAGCAAATACTTTTGCAACTGCACTTTATGGTGGAACAAGGGGAAATGACATCAAGATTGCTGTCCAGGCAAATGTTGATGACAACCAGTTATTTGATGTTCAGACATGGCTTGATGGTGTTCTGATGGACACACAGACAGTCAAGAAAGCATCTGAACTTGTTGCAAATGATTATGTCACATTCAAAACATCTGCTTCCCTTGCGGTAACAGCTGCAACAGTACTTGCAGGTGGTACAGATGGAACTGCAAACACAGCAGCACACCAGGCATTCCTGGACAAGGTTGAATCTTATCCTTCCATCAATGCAATTGGTTATGTTGGAACAGACACTGCAACAAAAGGACTTTATGCTGCATTTGCTAAAAGAATGCGTGATGAAGTTGGTGTCAAGTTCCAGGCGGTTGTATATGGTCAGGCTGCTGATTATGAAGGTGTTATCAATGTCAAGAACAAGGTTCTTGATGATGCAAATGAAGCATCCCTTGTTTATTGGGTGACTGGTGTTGCAGCAGGAACTGCTGTCAATGCATCTGCAACAAACAAGATTTATGATGGTGAATTTGACATCAATGTTGATTATACACAGTCACAGCTTGAAGCAGCAATCAAAGCAGGTGAATTCACACTTCATCAGGTTGGTTCTGATGTGCGTGTTCTTACTGACATCAATTCCCTTGTCACTACAACTGCAAACAAGGGTGATGTGTTCAAGGACAATCAGACCATCAGAGTTTGTGACCAAATTGCAACAGACATTGCAAATCTTTTTGTGACCAAATACCTTGGTGTTGTTCCAAATGATGCAAGTGGTAGAACTTCCCTTTGGGCAGATATTGTGAAGCATCATGAGAACATGCAGAGCATCAGAGCAATTGAGAACTTCACAGATGAAGATGTGACTGTTGACCAGGGTGAAACAAAGAAGTCTGTTGTGGTTACTGACAACATCACTGTTGTGAACACTATGGAAAAACTGTATATGACAGTTTATGTGGCATAAGGAAGGGGTGAATCAGAATGTCAAACATTACCATGAAAGCAAAGGATTCTTTGTCTGCAAAGTTAGCTGAATGTTATGTGACAATCAGTGGCAGAAGATACAACTTCATGCAGGCAATCAACTTTGAAGCAAACTTTGAAAGAACCAAGACTGAAATCCCTATTCTTGGAAAGACTGGAATGGGTAACAAGTCAACTGGTTGGAAGGGAACTGGTTCTGCAACCTTCCATTACAACACCAGTATTTTCAGGGAAATGATGCAGAGATACAAAGACACAGGTGAAGATGTGTACTTTGAAATTCAGGTCACAAATGAAGACCCAACATCTGATGCAGGAAGACAGACAGTTGTCTTCATGGACTGCAACATTGATGGTGGTATTCTTGCCAAGTTTGATGCAGATGGTGAGTATCTTGATGAAGATATGGATTTCACATTTGAGGACTTCAAGATGCCTGAAAAGTTCAACCTGCTTGCAGGAATGTAATTTCAAACAAAATTCAAGGATGCAGTCAGATTTTTCTGACTGCATTTTTCTTGGTATCTAAAACAATATTGAAAGGATGGGTGAAAATACCATGTCAAATTTAAGTTTATTTTTAAAGAAAAACAAAAAGGTGAAGGAAAATGTGAAGTTTCCTGCAACAAAGTCACTTTGTGATGAAAAGGGAAATCCCCTTGAATGGGAAATCAAACCTTTAACAACCAGGGAATCTGATGATATCAGGGAAGCCTGCACCATTGAAATTCCTGTCAAGGGAAAGCCAAACATGTTCAGACAGAAGGTCAATTCTTCCAAGTTTGGTGCAAAGATGCTTGCATCTTCCATTGTATTTCCTGACCTTTACAATGCAGAACTTCAAGATTCTTATGGTGTTTCCACACCTGAAGACTTGGTTCGTGAAATGATTGATGACCCTGGTGAATATAACAAGTTCCTTGCTTATGTTCAGGAATTCAATGGTTTTGACAGTAACATGGAAGATAAGGTTGAAGAAGCAAAAAACTAATACTGGAAGGTGATGGTGATGCAAATTATGCACATTATGCTTTGCAAAAATTGCACATTTTACCTTCCCAGTTTGTGGGTCTTGACCCATACGAAAAAGCATTTGTTATTGCTTCGATAGATTTAAGAATAGAAAACGAAAAGAAACAAGCAAAGGCAGCAAAGAAAAAAGCCAAATAATCAGGGAAAGGAGTGATTCAAAATGGCAAGTATTTCTGCATCAGTTGAACTTTATGACAGAATGTCTGCACCACTTATGTCCATCATGAATGCAATGAACATGACCATTTCTTCCATGCGTGACATGCAGTCAACAATGGGAACAGACATGGACACTTCTTCCCTGGATGCTGCCACACAAGCAGCAAATCAGGCACAGGCAGCAATGGAAGCATTGAACCAGTCAATGCATACTGGTGGTCAGACACCAGGCACAGGCGGTTCAGAGCCTACACCAACACCTTCAACTGACCCTGTTCAAGTTCCTGTTGAATGGGTAACAAATGATTTGGATGTCTTTTCCAACAGTGGAATTGACAGATTTGAACAGGAAGTCACAGCAACAAATCAGATGCTGACAACACTTTCCGACAGACAGAATCAGATTGCACAGAATGCAACAGGAACTGACATCTTTTCAGACAGTGCAATGCAGGACATCAATTCCATGGGTCAAAGAATCCAGGCGGTTCAGCAAAGGATTCAGCAGATTGAAAACAATCCAGTGAACCTTGGAACAGACACTGCAAATGCAGAACTGGAACAATTAAGGTCACAGTTGAATCAGGCATTGCAGGCACAGGAAGCATTGAACCAGGCGGTTGACAACATGGATGTATCTGCTGCAAATGCTGCATACAATCAGTTGTCAAGTACAGTGGCAAGCACTGAAAGATATATCAGGGATAATGCAGATGCACAGGGAAATTTGAATCAGCAGATTCAGGCAGGTGTGAACACATCAAATGAATTGGTTGATACAGTCAAAAGACTGGCACTTGCATATTTGTCCATGCAAAGTGTTCAGAAGGTTCTTGATGTGTCGGATGAACTGACAATGACAACTGCAAGACTTGACCAAATGAATCAGGCATTCAATGAAATCAATGGAACTGCAACAGAAACAGACACCATTGTGAAACAGATTTATGCATCTGCACAGAATGCAAGGGGTTCTTTTGGTGACATGGCAGCAGTTGTTGCAAAGTTCGGAAACAATGCAAGGGATGCTTTTGCAAGTCAGGATGAAGTTATTGCATTTGCAAACCTGATTCAGAAACAGATGACCATTGCAGGTGCATCCACACAGGAAGCATCAAATGCAATGTTGCAGTTGTCACAGGCTTTGGGTTCAGGTGTGTTGCGTGGTGATGAATTGAATTCCATCTTTGAACAAGCACCAAACCTGATTCAGTCTATTGCTGATTATCTTGATGTTCCTATTGGAAAAATCAGGGAAATGGCACAGGATGGACAGTTGACAGCGGACACTGTAAAGGCTGCAATCTTTTCCAGTGCTGATGACATCAATGCAAAGTTTGAAGCAATGCCTATGACTTGGGGTCAGGTATGGACTTCATTTCAGAACAGTGCATTGATGGCATTTCAACCAGTCCTGGACAAAGTGAATGAACTTGCAAACAATGACCAGTTCCAGGGATTTGTGGAAAATGCAATTGGACTGTTGGCACAGCTTGCGGTTTATGTGTTGGATTTCTTCAATACACTTGCAAGCATTGGTGCATTCATCAGTGACAATTGGTCAATCATTGCACCTATTGTCTATGGTGTAATTGCAGCACTGATTGCTTATGCAGCAATTTCAGGAATCGTTGCAGCGGTCAATGGTGTCATGGCACTTTCAGCAAGTGTTCATGCAGCAGCGGAAGCAATGCAGGCAGGGGCAACCTTTACTGCAACAGCTGCACAGTATGGTCTGAATGCTGCTTTGATGGCATGTCCTTTGACCTGGATAATTCTTCTTATTATTGCAGTCATTGCTGCTATTTTTGCGGTATGTAATGCAATCGCAAAGATGACAGGTGTTGCAAACAGCGGTTTTGGTGTCATTACTGGTGGAATCAATGTTGTGATTCAGTTCTTCAAGAACTTGGGTCTTTCTGTTGCAAACATTGCCCTTGGAATTGGAAATGCAATTGCAGCACTGGCATCCAACATGATGACAGCATTCCACAATGCAATCTGTTCTGTTCAGTCATGGTTTTACAACCTGTTAAGCACAGCACTTTCAGTCATTGAAGGCATTTGTGCAGCACTGAACAAACTTCCATTTGTTGAATTTGATTATTCAGGAATCAGCAGTGCAGCAGATGACTATGCATCAAAGGCAGCAGAAGCAGCAGGAAACAAAGAAGATTATAAATCCATTGGTGATGCATTCAATGAAGGAATGTCCACCTTTGACACATTCCAGGATGGATGGGCAGCGGATGCATTCAATGCAGGTGCATCTTGGGGTGATGGTGTTGCTGACAAGGTTTCAGGAATGTTCAGCATGGACAACATTGACCTGACAGGCGGTGTTGATACATCCATGTTGTCAAATGATTTTGCAAATAATGCAGCACAAACAGCAGCAAACACTGCTGACACAGCAGATAGTGCAGGAAGGATTGCAGACAGTGTGGATATTTCCAAAGAAAATCTGAAATATCTTCGTGATATTGCAGAAACAGAAGCAATCAACAGATTCACAACTGCTGAAATTGAAGTAACTATGAACAACAACAATACTGTTTCAAGTGACATGGACATTGATGGAATGGTTGACCATTTATCAGCAGGTGTTCTTGAAGCTATGGAACAGGCAGCGGAAGGGGTGCATTAAACTATGGCATATTATTTCTATCTTGGAAAAACATTGCTTCCAGTTGCACCACAGAAGCTGCAACTGAAAATCAAGGGTGTAAATAAAACTTACACCCTTATCAATGATGGTGAAATCAATGTCCTGAAAACACCTGGTTTGACGGACATTGAATTTGATGCTTTGCTTCCAAATGTGAAATATCCTTTTGCAGTCTACAAAAACGGATTCACAAGGGCAAAATCATTTTTGGAAGTATTGAAAAATTACAAGCAGGACAAGAAAACCTTTCAGTTCATTGTCACAAGAACACTTCCAAATGGAAAGATGCTTTTTGACACAAACATGAAGGTTTCCTTGGAATCTTACACCATCAAAGAAGATGCAAAAAACTATGGAATGGATGTTATGGTCACAATCAAGTTGAAACAGTACAGAGATTATGCAACCAAGACATGCAACATCAAGTTTGCATCTTCTAAACCAAAGATTGTTCCACAGCCTGTCAGGGCAGCAGAAAACCCACCAAAGCCTGCAAATCAGACTTACACAGTTGTCAGGGGTGACTGCTTATGGAACATTGCAAAGAAGTATTATGGGAATGGTTCAAAATATACTGTTATTTACAATGCAAACAGGGATAAAATCAAGAATCCAAATCTGATATATCCTGGACAGGTTTTGACCATTCCTGCTGCATAAGGGGGTGAACACATGGCTGCTGAACTGTTGATTCAGAATGGCAACAAGGTGTTCATCCCTGTTGTGCAAGAAGATATTCAGTGGACAACTGAAAGAAAGGGCAATCCAGGGAAGCTGACATTCAAGGTTCACCTGGATGATGTCCTTGATATTACAGAAGGAAATGCAGTCAGACTGAAATGGAATGGTGCAAACATCTTTTATGGTTTCATCTTTTCAAAGAAGATGGACAAAGAAAGAATCATCACAGTCACTGCATATGACCAGTTGCGATATTTGAAAAACAAAGACACCTATGTTTATAAAAACAAAACAGCAGGTGAAGTCATTCAGATGATTTGTGCAGACTTTCAAATGCAAACAGGAAGCATTGAAGACACAGGATTCAAGATTGCATCTATGGTGGAAGACAATCAAACATTGTTTGACATCATTCAGAATGCCTTGGATGTCACAATGGAAAATCAGAAATACATGTATGTTATGTATGATGATTTTGGAAAAGTCACCCTGAAAGGTTTGGACAACATGCGTTTGAATCTTCTGATTGATGAAGAAACTGGACAGAATTTTGATTATACATCCAGTATTGATGAAAACACCTATAACAGAATTAAGTTGGTATATGACAATGAAGACAGCGGTCAAAGGGATGTGTATATTTCCCAGGATTCAAACAATATCAACAATTGGGGTGTTTTACAGTATTATGACACATTACAGAAAGGGGAAAATGGTCAAGCAAAGGTTGATGCATTGTTATCCCTTTACAACAAGAAAACAAGGAAACTGACCATCAAAAATGCCCTTGGTGATACAAGGGTCAGGGCAGGTTCAATGGTGGTGGTCATCATGGATTTGGGTGATGTGAAGTTGAAAAACCTGATGCTTGTTGAAAAATGTGTCCACACTTTCAAACTGGATGAACACACAATGGAATTGAAATTGAGAGGTGGTGAATTCGTTGCCTGATTATGCAGAATTATTGAATACTATCAAACAAGCTGCAACAGAAGCAGTTGATGCAGGAAAACCTGTTCAGGTATGCTTTGGAAAGGTGACAAATTCTTCACCACTTCAAATCTTGGTTGACCAAAAGATGACCCTTGATTCTTCATTCCTGGTTCTGACAAGGAATGTGACTGATTTCACCACAATGGTGACAGTACAGTGGGAATCAGAAGCATCTTTGACCACTCACACCCACACTGTCAAGGGTAAAGACAGCAACAGTGATGACATTGATTTGACATCAGGTGCAACAAAGCTGACCCATACACATGACATTGAAGGAACAAAGCAGATGACCATTCACAATCACCTGGAAAAGGGTGAAGAAGTCATTCTGTTAAGAATGCAAGGTGGTCAGAAATATATTATTTTAGACAGGATAGGTGGTGGATGACATGATTCCAGGTGTAAATGGAATATTGACAGAAGACTTGGAAGTTGAAAGTCTTCCAAGTAAAAACTATATGATGCACATTGACAGGAACAGAATCAGCGGATTTTGTGACAAGCAGGATGCAGTGAAACAGGCAATATATAAAATCCTGAATACTGAAAGATACCAGTATATCATTTATTCCTGGAATTATGGAATCCAACTTTCTGACCTTTATGGTGAACCAGTCACATATGTGTGTCCTGAATTGGAAAGAAGAATCATTGATGCCCTTTCAGTTGATGACAGAATCCTTTCATGTGAAGGATTTGATTTTGACATCAGTCAGAAGGGAATTGTGGTTGTAACATTCAAAGCAAATACCATTTATGGTGATGTTGATGTGGAAAAGGTGGTGAATATTTAATGTATGAAAATGTAACTTATGAAGACATTCTTCAAAGGATGCTTGACAGAGTTCCTGACAGTATGGACAAAAGGGAAGGGTCAATCATTTATGATGCACTTGCACCTGCTGCTGTTGAATTGCAGTTGATGTATATTGAATTTGACATCATCCTTCAAGAAACTTTTGCTGATACTGCATCCAGGGAATACCTTATCAGAAGGGCAGCAGAAAGGGGAATCATTCCTATTGCTGCAACACATGCAATCCTGAAAGGTGAATTCACACCTTCCACTTTGAACATTCCTATTGGTGCAAGATTTTCTTGTGGAACATTGAACTATGCAGTCACAGAAAAAATTTCTGATGGTGCATACAAACTGGAGTGTGAAACAGAAGGTGAAACAGGAAATGCACAGTTTGGTCAGATGATTCCTATTGACTATATTGAAGGACTTGAAACCTGTTATCTGACAGAACTGTTGATTCCAGGTGAAGATGAAGAAGCAACAGAAGACATCAGAACAAGATATTTTGATACTTTTGACACAAAACCTTTTGGTGGAAATCAAAAAGACTATATTCAAAAGACAAATGCACTTCCTGGTGTTGGAAGCACCAAAGTCACACCAGCGTGGAAGGGTGGTGGAACTGTTCTTCTGACAATCCTGGATTCAAACTTTGATGCAGCATCTTCCACATTGGTGAAATCAGTGCAGGAAGCAATTGACCCTGACCCACAGGGGGAAGGTCTTGGAATTGCACCGATTGACCACATTGTGAAAGTAAACACTGCAACAAATGTGAAGGTCAATGTGACAACTTCCCTGATATTTGATGAAGGATATTCTTTCAATACACTGAAAAGCACAATCACAGATACAATCAGTGCATATTTGAAGGAAATCAGAAGTCAGTGGGCAAACTATTCACAGTCAGTTGTCAGAATCAGTCAGATTGAAACAAGACTTCTTGGAATCAAGGGAATTGTGGATATTTCAAACACTAAAATCAATGGTATTGCAAACAATCTGACACTTGATAAATATGAAATTCCAGTGATGGGTGGTGTTAGTGGATGATTAGAAATGTGAACCTTCTTGGACATCTTCCACCATTCATTCAGGAATACATGGAAATCAGGGAAATCATGAAAACTGAAAACCCTGAATTTCAGTTGGTGGAAGATGAATCAGAAATAATTAAAAACAACCAGTTCATTCAGTCATGCAATCTGACAGGAATCAGCAAGTTTGAAAAGCTGATTGGAATTGTTCCATCTGCTGATGACACCCTGGAATCAAGAATCAACAGGGTGTTGGTCAGATGGAATGACACTGTTCCTTATACCTGGAAGACCTTGCTGAATAAACTGGACACTTTATGTGGTGGTTCTGATAATTATGAAATCATCAGGAAACTGGATGAACACAAATTGGAAATCACAACACATTTGGATTTGTATGGTCAAGTTGAAGAACTTGACTATTTTTTATCTTACATGTTGCCTGCATCAATGGTTCTTGATGCAAAAAACAAGCTGTTCATTGACTTGAATGCAACAGCAAGGGTGGCAGCAGGAATTGTCAATTGTGAAACATTTGAACTGTCAGATTCCTTCAAGAAGAACCTGGACATCCAGGGAACATCCATCTTTGGTGGTGGAATTGTTGAAGGATATATGACCACATTGTCTGATGCATTCAAGAAGGGAATGTCCATTGATTCAGGGGCATCCTTTGCAGGTGGTGTTGTCGGTGCAGTGGTTGTTGAAATTTCAGACAGCTTCAAAGAATCAATAGATGTCAGTGGTCACACAGTAATGACAGCAGGTGTTTCAATTACTGAATCAAACTAAATATGAAAGGTAGGAAAAAGAAATGTCAGAATTTAGACAGCTTATTATCACAAACAAAGGACAGTCTTTGATGGCAAAACTTATTGCAGGAAAAGCAAATGTGACATTCACAAAGGTTGCAGCATCTGCCACAACTTACAATGATTCACAGATTCCTGCACTGACTGCACTGTCCAACATCAAACAGCAGGTTGCTGTTTCTAAAGTCACAAGAATCAATTCTGTTGCAGTTCAGGTTGATGCTGCAATGGAAAACAGTGCATTGACAACTGGATATTATATGAATTCCATTGGTCTTTATGCAAATGACCCTGATGATGGTGAAATCCTTTATGCAGTTGCAGGTGCAAATGTGGGGGCATATATGCCACCTTATAATGGAATCACTGTCAGTGGTGCATATCTGAAACTTGTGACCACAGTTTCAAATGCAAGCAATGTTTCCATGACTGTTGACCCTGCTGCTGTTGCAACAGTAGGTGACATTAATGCATTGCAGGCAGAAATCACAGACATCCAGTCCTATATTGGTTATACGGATGCAGACATCTATGGTGTTGAAGTTGACTTCAAGAACAAGAAATTCACAAGACTTGCAGGTGCAGTTGGAAAGACACCTGGTGATGCTTTTAATGGTGTCAAGGCTTTTGGTGGCAGAAGAAGATGTAATGTCACTGATGAAGGAAAGGTTGTTGCATATTTTGGTGATGCAGGATATTCAGAAACTGGTGTCCTGACTTCTGCAATCACAAAGGGTGAAGGTGATAACATCAGAACATATGCAGCAAAAACAAAGGTGCAGGTCATGGTTGAACAGCCAAAGTTCTATTACAAGGTTGTTCCACTTGAACTTGAAAAGATTCAGGGTGGCAAAGGCTTTCACATGAGAAAGGCAAGATATTATGTGTCTGACACCATGAAAGCAGGTTTCAAACTTCATCCTGCATTCATCAAGGATGGAAAGGAAAAGAACTTTATTTATCTTTCTGCATATGAAGGATGTACTTATGACACATCTGCTTCTGCATACAAACTGAATGATGCACAGGATGTTGACTGGACAGATGATGTTCTTGCATCCATTGCAAATGCAAAACCTACAAGTGGACTGACACAGAGCAGTGCAACAAGAAATGGATTCAGAACCATTGCTGCAAAAAGGGGTTTAGGTTGGTCACAGGAAACTGTTCAGGCAGCAACTGCAACAGAACTTCTTTTTCTTATTGAGTATGCATCTTTTGATATGCAGTCAAAGATTGGTGCAGGTGTAACAACCAAGACTGATGATGGTGCAACATCCATGACAGAAATCACTGGTGCAACCACTACACTTGGAAACAAGAGTGGTCAGGTCATCAATACAAATGGTTATTCTGTTGTTGCATATCGTGGTGAAGAAAATCCATTTGGTAACATTTGGAAGTGGATTGATGGTATCAATGTTTATAACAAGAATGAAGGTTCTGTTTATATTGCTGACCATGGATTCAAGGATGATACAAATGCAGCACCATATTCTGATGCAGGAATCACAATTTGTGGTTCAAATGGTTATGTTTCTGCTTTTGCTTATAATGAAGACTTTGATTGGTTATTCATTGCAAGTGAAGTTCTTGGAAATAGTTCACTTCCAGTTGGTGACTATTTTTGGCAGAACAAAGCATATAATGGCTACACGGTCGCTGGATTGGGCGGTGGTTGGAGTAGTGGTTCTAGTGCGGGCGGTTTCTGTTGGCATGTGGATGATGCTTCGGGTATTCGTTTTCGTGCTGTCGGCGGTCGCCTGCTGTATGTACCTGATGGTACTGATGCACCTGCTGCTTAATCAAACCAAAAATCATTGAAATATTGGGCAGAAGTAAAGCTGATATATGAAGTTATTTTCATACAATGAGCCTGAAAACAAAAAAGCATTAAACCAGTCACTAAATTAGGCAGTAATTGGAATAATGGTTCTAATGCAGGCAGTTTCAATTGGAATGTGAATAATACTTCGAGTAATCGTAATCGTAATATCAGCGGTCACCTACTAAATGCACAAGGTAAATAAAATCGTTGCTTCTGCCCTGCCACTTGGCAAAATATAAAAATCATTTGAACTGTTTTGGTAAATCCTGCAAAGGAAGTTGAAGAATCAGTTTGAAGTGCATACAAAGGAAATGTCATGAAAAGAGTAGGAAACCTTTATTCAAAAATTTGTGACATGGAAAACTTGAAACTTGCACATCAGAATGCACGAAAAGGGAAAGGATGGTATCAGGAAGTCAGAATGGTTGATGAAGACCCTGAAAAATATTTGGGGCAACTTCAAGAAATGTTGTTGAATAAGACTTACAACACATCAGAATATGTGACTTTCATCAAGCACGATTCAGGAAAGGATAGAGAAATCTTCAAACTTCCATATTTTCCTGACAGGATTTGTCAATGGGCAATCCTGCAAGTGATTGAACCATATTTGGTGAAGAATTTTATCAAGAATACTTATTCAGCAATCCCTGGAAGGGGAATTCATCTTGCACTTCATGATATTGACCAGGCTGTTCAGCATGATGTTCCTGGAACACAGTATTGCTTGAAGATTGATGCAAGAAAATATTATCCTTCCATCAATCACGATATTTTGAAAAAGAAATATAGAAGACTGTTCAAAGATGATGACCTTCTTTGGTTGTTAGATGAAATCATAGATTCCACACCAGGTGACACAGGAATTCCCATTGGTAACTATTTATCACAGTACAGTGGGAATTTTTATTTGTCATCATTTGACCATTGGATGAAAGAAGTTAAGCATGTGAAATATTATTACAGATACATGGATGATATTGTTATTCTTGGGTCTGATAAGAAAGAACTTCACAAACTACTTCTTGAAATCAAGGAATATTTCAGGAAGGAATTGAAGCTAACAGTCAAAGACAACTGGCAGGTGTTTCCAACATTTGTCAGGGGAATTGATTTTGTTGGGTATAGAACATTTTTGAATTATAAACTTTTGAGAAAATCAACCTGCAAACAGATGAAACGCAAAATGAACCGACTTCATAAGAAGGTGATTGATAACAACCAACTGATGAATTATTCAGAATGGTGTGCAATCAATTCCTATAAAGGATGGTTGATTCATTGTGATTCTTTCAGGTTGTCGAAAAAGTACATTGAACCATTAGAACCTTATGCAAAAGCATATTATGAATATCAAATCAAGAAAGGTGGAAAAGCAGCATGAAAGATTTTGGAAAAACAAGAAGCACAGTGAAGCCTGATGCAGTGGTCATTGATGAACATTCTGTTTGGGTTCACACAGACATTCAGGAAGTACATGAAAGCATGGGTGAAAACCAGTCCTTTGATGGTTATGAATTCAACATGACCCAGTATGAAAAGGATGAATACATCCTGATGATGTCTGAAAAGAATGTATCACTTGAAAAGCAGGTCACAGACACACAGCTTGCACTTTGTGAAGTGTATGAAATGCTTGGATAAGGAAGGGGTGAATCAATATGGCACAGATTTATGCAGACCTTATCAAAAAAGGTTTGAAGACAATTGATGATGTACCTGCAAAGTTAAAGGATGCAGTTCAGGCAATCCTTGATGCAGATGTTTAATCACATCATAAATAAAATCAGAAAGGTGGTGGCAACTATGGCAGTTGTATATGCAACTTTAATCATCAAGGGCAAGAAGACTTTTGCAGATGTTCCTGACAGAATCAAGGAACAGGTGAAGCAGGTACTTATTGACCTTGATTGTGGTGACCTTGCAGAGTAACCACAAAACACATCACAGAAGGGAATCCCTGAAATATGGGATTCCCTATTTTTATGAAAGGAAATGGTGAAGTATATGAAAGAAGTAATTCTTGGAATTGTGGGTGCAGTTGGTTCAGCAATTGCATCCTTTTTTGGTGGTTGGGATGCAGGTCTTACCACTCTTTTAATTTTTATGGCGGTTGACTATCTGTCAGGACTGATTGTTGCAGGTGTTTTTCACAAGTCCAACAAGACTGACACTGGTTCACTGGAAAGCAAGACATGTTGGAAGGGTCTTTGCAGGAAGTGCATGACATTGGTCTTTGTTCTTATTGCATACAGACTTGATTTGGTAATTGGCACAAATTACATCAGGGATGCAGTCATCATTGCATTCATTGGAAATGAACTGATTTCCCTTGTTGAAAATGCAGGTCTGATGGGTGTTCCCCTTCCTGCTGTTATCACCAAAGCAATTGACATTTTACAGAAGAAAGCAGAAAAGGATGGTGAATAATTATGGGATATTCAAATAGTCCACTTGTGTGTTACACTGGTTTAAGTCCAAACCATTCAGGACAGAGAACACACAGCATTGACAGAATCACACCACATTGTGTGGTTGGTCAGTTATCTTGTGAAACAATTTGTGCTTGCTTCCCACAGGGAAGAAATGCATCCTGCAATTATGGAATTGGTTCAGATGGAAGGATTTCACTTTGTGTTGAGGAAAAGAACAGGTCTTGGTGTTCTTCCAGTAACGCAAATGACCAAAGGGCAGTGACCATTGAATGTGCATCTGATAAGACAGAACCATATGCAATGACTGATGCTGTTTATCAGTCACTTATCAAGTTATGTGTGGACATCTGCAAGAGAAATGGAAAGACCAAACTTCTTTGGTTCGGTGACAAGGACAAGTCCTTAAATTATGAACCTGCATCTGATGAAATGGTCATCACTGTTCACAGATGGTTTGCAAACAAGTCTTGTCCTGGTGACTGGTTATATTCAAGACTTGATGACCTTGCAGCAAAAGTCACTGCACAGCTTGGTGGAAGCACTGGAACATCTGATAGCGGTGTTCTTTATCGTGTCCAGGTTGGTGCATATTCTATCAAGGCAAATGCTGATGCACAGCTTGCAAGGGTGAAAGAAGCAGGATTTGACACATACATGATTCAGGTTGATGGAATGTATAAAATCTGTCTCTTATACACATCTCCGAGCCCACGAGACCGGAGCCTATC